ATGAAATCGGGCGCCGTCTGGCTCTCCTCCGCGACGCCGGAGGGTATTGATGAGTTCCTGGGTGGTTTGTCCGACGCGGCGCTGATCGCGCTGCCGTGGATGTTCGAATTCTGGGCGCTGCCGCACCAGTTGCCCCCCGAAGGCGCATGGAAGACATGGGTCATCATGGGCGGGCGTGGGGCAGGCAAGACGCGGGCCGGGGCCGAGTGGGTGCGGAGCATGGTTGAAGGCTCTGGCCCGCTCGACCCCGGCAGGGCGAGCCGGGTGGCGCTGGTGGCCGAAACGCTGGATCAGGCGCGTGAAGTGATGGTGTTTGGCGACAGCGGGCTGCTGGCGTGTTCGCCGCCAGACCGCAGGCCAGAATGGAACGCAACGCGGCGGATGCTGAACTGGCCCAACGGGGCCACGGCGCAACTGTTTTCGGCGCATGACCCCGACAGTCTGCGCGGGCCGCAGTTCGATGCGGCGTGGGTGGATGAGTTGGCGAAGTGGAAGAAGGGCCAAGACACCTGGGACCAGTTGCAGTTTGCGCTGCGGCTGGGGGGAAACCCGCAGCAGGTAGTGACGACAACCCCGCAATCGGTGCCGGTGTTGAAGGCGATTGTGAAAAACCCCTCTACCGTGCTGACCCATGCGCCGACCGAGGCAAACCGGGCCTATCTGGCGAAGTCGTTTCTGGAAGAGGTCGAGACCCGTTACGGCGGCACCCGGCTGGGGCGGCAAGAGCTGGAGGGCAAGTTGATCGACGATCTCAACGGGGCGCTGTGGACGACCGCCATGCTGGAGGGGGCACGCGGAGCCGAGCCGGAGCGATTGAGCCGGATCGTGGTGGCGGTGGACCCCCCGGTGACCAGCAGGCCGGGGTCGGACGAATGCGGCATCGTGGTGGTGGGGGTTGCCACCGAAGGCCCGGTCAGCCGGTGGCGGGCGGTGGTGCTGGAGGATGCCAGCATGCGTGGCACCTCGACCGAATGGGCGCGGGCGGCGGTGGCGGCCTGCCAGCGCCACGGGGCGGACCGCATCGTGGCCGAGGTCAATCAGGGCGGCGAGTTGGTGGAGCAGATGATCCGCCAGCAAGATGTGCTGGTGCCCTATCGCGCGGTCAACGCCACGCGGGGCAAGGTGGCGCGGGCCGAGCCGGTGGCGGCACTGTATGAGCAGGGCCGCGTGATGCACAGGCGCGGTCTGGCGGCGCTGGAGGAACAGATGTGCCAGATGACCCGCACCGGGTTTCAGGGCAAGGGCAGCCCTGACCGGGTGGATGCACTGGTCTGGGCGCTGTTCGAGACGATGATCGAGCCTGCCTTGACGGTGCAGGCGCAGCCGCAAGTGCGGTCGTTGGGGCGCTAAGACATCGGGGGTGACCCCGCAAACGGAGATCGGAAAAGATGGTGTTCAATTTCCTGCGGCGGGGCGATGGGTCGCCCGCGCCCGAGATGGTTATGGAAAAGAAAGCCAGTGCCACCGGGCGGGTTGCGGCTTGGGGGGCGTCGGGGAGGGTGAAGTGGAGCCCGCGCGATGCGGCGTCTTTGACACGGACCGGGTTCATGGCCAACCCGGTCGGGTTTCGGGCAGTGAAGCTGGTGGCCGAGGCGGCGGCGGCGCTGCCGCTGGTCTGCCAGGATGCCGAGCGGCGTTATGAGCAGCACCCGGTGCTTGCGGTGATCAACCGGCCCAATGGCGCGCAGGGCCGGGCCGAGTTTCTGGAGGCGGTCTATGGCTATCTGATGCTGACCGGCAATGCCTATCTGGAGGCGGTGCCGGGGATGGCACGGGTTCCGGGCGAATTGCATGTGCTGCGGTCGGACCGGATGTCCTTGGTGCCCGGTGCCGATGGCTGGCCGGTGGCCTATGACTATACCGTGGGTGGGCGGGCGCATCGGTTTGACATGCGCGGCGAGGCCAAGCCGGTCTGTCATCTGAAGATGTTCCATCCGCAGGATGACCACTATGGCCTGTCGCCGATGCAGGCGGCGGCGGCGGCGGTGGACGTGCACAATGCAGCGTCAAGCTGGTCGAAAGCTTTGCTGGACAATGCGGCGCGGCCGTCGGGGGCGATTGTCTACAAGGGTGTGGACGGGCAGGGATCTTTGTCCAGCGACCAGTATGACCGGCTGGTGGGTGAGATCGAGGCCAACCATCAGGGCGCGCGCAATGCCGGGCGGCCGATGCTGCTGGAAGGGGGCTTGGACTGGAAGCCGATGGGGTTTTCGCCCAGCGACATGGAGTTTCAGAAGACCAAGGAAGCGTCAGCCCGCGAGATTGCCATCGCCTTTGGCATTCCGCCGATGCTGCTGGGGATACCGGGGGATGCGACCTATGCCAATTACCAAGAGGCCAACCGGGCATTCTATCGGCTGACCGTGCTGCCCCTGGCGGCCAAGGTGATGGCGGATGTCAGCCATTGGCTGGCAGGGTTTGCCGGCGAGGCGGTGGAGGTGAAGGTGGACCTTGACCAGATCCCCGCCCTGGCGATGGAGCGTGACCAGCAATGGGCGCGGGTAGGGGCTGCCGCGTTTCTGACGGTGGCGGAAAAGCGTCGGCTGCTGGGGCTGCCGGCACTGGCCGAGAATGAATGACACCGCCCAGATCGCCTGGAGGGTCACGGTTCCTGTATGACAGTTTCGACGCCGCCGCCGCGCGGATCGAGGCGAATGAACGCGTGTCCGAAGAGCGTTGGGCGGCGCTGGACTATCGGCTTGGCCAGATTGATGCCGTGTTGGAGCGGCTGGAAAAACGCATCTGGCTGGGCGTTTACGGGGTTGCGGCGTTCCTGCTGGCGCAGGGGGCCGAGGCACTTTTGCAAGCCGCATTGAGGTGAAGCGATGAACACGGACTATGGCGCACCCGAGCGCAAATACCTGGCACCGGAGACCGCGCTGAAGGTGACCGATGGCAGCGGTGTCGAAGGCTATGCCAGCCTGTTTGGCGTCAAGGATCAGGGCGGCGATGTGGTGCAGAGCGGTGCCTATGCGGCCAGCCTGAAGCGGTTGGCAGCGAAGGGGGCGAAGGTCAAGATGCTGTGGCAGCACGACCCAGCACAACCGATCGGCATCTGGGACGAGGTGCGCGAGGACGCCATTGGCCTGTGGGTCAAGGGGCGGCTGTTGACCGAGGTGGAAAAGGGCCGCGAGGCGGCGGCCCTGTTGGCGGCGGGGGCGATTGACGGTCTGTCGATCGGCTATCGCACGCTGAAGGCGGAACGCGATGGCAAGGGACAGCGGCTTTTGTCAGAGCTGGAGCTTTGGGAGGTGTCGTTGGTGACATTCCCGATGCTTTCCGAAGCGCGGGTGCAGGCGAAATCGGACGATGACGATGACCGGCACTGGCGTGATCTGGCGGCGATCCTGACGGACGCGCGCCAACAACTGGCCGAGCGGTAACGCCCCGGCTTTCGTTCAAACATCAGGAGTGACGATGACCGAGAGAGAGGCTCGGGCCGGGGAAGCTTTCCCTGCGGCCCTGCATCCGGGGGTGGAGGTGAAATCTGCCATGGCCGGATTTTTGAAAGAAATTATTAGCTTTCAGACCGAAGTGAAACAAGCGCTGCAACATCAGGAAGAGCGACTGACCATGTTGAACCAAAAGACGATGAGCTATGGCCGTCCGGCCCTGTCGGCCGCCACGACTGTGGAAGCGCCGCATCAGAAGGCCTTTGACGCCTATCTGCGGTCGGGCGATGACGATGGCCTGCGCGGCCTGGTGCTGGAAGGCAAGGCGCTGAATACCGCCGTTGCCGCAGAGGGTGGCTATCTGGTGGACCCGGCGACCGCCGAAATGATCCGCTCAAGCCTGAAATCGACCTCGTCAATCCGTGGGGTGGCCAATGTCGTGCAGGTCGAGGCGTCTTCGTTCGACGTGTTGATCGACCACTCCGACGTCGGCTCGGGTTGGGCGACCGAAGCGGGCGCGATGGTGGAAAGCGCCACACCGATGATCGAGCGCATCTCGATCCCGCTGCACGAGTTGTCGGCCATGCCGAAAGCCAGCCAGCGCCTGCTGGATGACAGCGCCTTTGACGTGGAAGGCTGGCTGGCGGGGCGGATTGCCGACAAGTTTGCCCGCGCCGAAGCCGCGTCGTTTGTGGCCGGTGACGGGGTGGACAAGCCCAAAGGCTTTCTGACCCACACCAAGGTTGCAGAGGCAACCTGGACCTGGGGCAACCTTGGCTATATCGCGACCGGCGTTGCGGGCGATTTCAATGGCACCAATCCGGCGGATGCGGTGGTGGATCTGGTCTATGCGCTGGATGCCACCTACCGCGCCAATGCGACCTTTGTGATGAACTCGAAAACCGCCGGGGCCGTGCGCAAGATGAAGGATGCCGATGGTCGGTTCCTGTGGTCGGATGGTCTGGCGGCGGGCGAGCCTGCACGACTGATGGGCTATGCGGTGCTGATCGCCGAAGACATGCCCGATATCGCCAACAACGCCTATGCGATTGCCTTTGGCGATTTTGCCAGCGGCTACACGATTGCGGAACGTCCCGACCTGCGGGTTTTGCGTGACCCGTTCAGCGCCAAGCCGCACGTCCTGTTCTATGCGTCCAAGCGCGTGGGCGGCGATGTGTCCGACTTTGCGGCGATCAAGCTGCTGAAGTTCGCCCTGTCCTAAGACAGTGCGGCATGTCCGGGGGATGTGCTTCCCCCCCGGGCCACCCCTCGGGCGCGCGCATGAAAACCCATGCCGTCTAGCTGCTCCCCCCCTCCGTTCGAGCGGTGTGGGGCGCGCGCCCGACCTTTGACGCTGATGGGGCAATCGGAGAGAGATGATGATGTTGACCGAGCAAACCGCGGTGCCCGATGAGGCGCTGCCGATGCAGGCGATGAAGGATCATCTGCGTCTTGGCACCGGCTTTGCCGATGACGGGATGCAGAACGGGTTGATAACTGCGCATTTGCGGGCCGCGATTGCCACCATCGAAGGGCGAACGGGCAAGGCGCTGCTGGCGCGGCGCTTTCTGTTGCGGCTGTTGCGGTGGCGTGGCGCGGCGCAGGCCTTGCCGATGGCGCCGGTTTCGGCACTGGTATCGGTGACGCTGCTGGACGCGTTGGGCGTGCCCTCGGTCCTGGCCGCTGATCTGTATCGGCTTGAGGCCGACATGGCGCGGCCGCGCCTGCTGGGGATCGGACGGGCGTTGCCGTGCATTTCCGAGGGCGGCGCGGTGGAGATTGTGTTCGATGCCGGCTTTGGCACCAGTTGGGCCGCGGTTCCAGCCGATCTGGCGCAGGCGGTGCTGCTGTTGGCATCTGAATTCTATGAACGCAGGCATGACGGCGGGCAACGCGGTGCGGCCTTGCCCCTGACGGTTCAGTCGCTGATCGAGCGGTGGCGCACGGTGCGGGTGCTTGGCGGAGGCGGGGTATGAAGGCGGTTCATCTGACCCGGCTTCTGGTTCTGGAACGGCCGGTGCAGACCCCGGACGGGGCGGGTGGCTATGCCACATCCTGGGCGGAAATCGGAACGCTGTGGGCCGAAGTTCTACCCGGCGCGGGGCGGGATACCGGGGGCGAGGAAGTGACGCTGTCGAGCATTCCTTATCGCATCACCGTGCGCGGAGCGCCGGAGGGGGCTGATCGACGCCCGGCTCCGGGGCAAAGGCTGCGCGAGGGCGGGCGGCTGTTTCGCATCCTTGCCGTTACCGAACGCGACGCGGCGGGACATTATCTGACCTGCTTTGCGCGGGAGGAGGAGCCAGCATGAGCTATGGCGCAGCGGCGGCCTTGCAGGCCGCGATCTATGGCGTTTTGGCGGCAAGCCCGGCCTTGGCCGGGGTGGCCATCGTCGACGCGTTGCCACCGGGTGGCGGCAGCGGCACCTTCGTGCTGATCGGCCCGGAAGACGTGCTGGACCGGTCTGACAAAAGTGGCGATGGAGCCGAGCATCGGTTTTCGATCAGCGTGATTTCGGATGCCACCGGTTTTCTGGCGGCCAAGGTCGTGGCTGTTGCGGTGTCGGATGCCCTGGTGGCGGCCCAGCCACCGCTGACCCGCGGCCGGGTGGTTGGCATCGCCTTTGTCAAGGCAGTGGCCAAGCGGTTGAAAGATGGCGACGTGCGGCGGGTAGACCTGACCTTTCGCGCGAGGGTCGAGCTTTAACGGCCTGATAGGCCAAAATAATCGGAGTGTTCGGAATGGCGGTTCAAAGCGGTAAGGACCTGTTGTTGAAGGTCGATCTGACGGGCGATGGCACGTTTGAGACGGTGGCGGGTCTGCGTGCCACGCGGATCAGTTTCAATGCGGAAACGGTGGATGTGACCAGTCTGGAAAGTGCAGGCGGCTGGCGCGAATTGTTGGGCGGTTCCGGGGTGAAGTCGGCGTCCATCTCGGGATCGGGCGTTTTTCGCGACGCCAACACCGATGAGCGGGCGCGGCAGATTTTCTTTGACGGAGAGGTGCCGGATTTTCAGGTGATCATCCCGGATTTCGGCGTGGTGGAAGGGCCGTTCCAGATTACCGCCGTCGAATATGCCGGAAGCCACAATGGCGAGGCGACGTATGAGCTGTCGCTGGCCTCGGCCGGGGCACTGACTTTTGTGGCGCTGTGATGGCGAACCCTTGGGCGGGCGAGGTGGCGGTGGTGCTGGATGGCCGACGCCATGTGGCAAAGTTGACCCTGGGCGCATTGGCCGAGCTGGAAGCGGCGCTGGCTGCCGGATCTTTGATCGACCTGGTTGAACGGTTTGAGGCCGGGCGGTTTTCGACGCGCGATGTCGTGGCCCTGCTGGTTGCCGGGTTGCGGGGGGGAGGATGGACCGGGCGGGCCGAAGACCTGCTGTCGGTCGAGATCGGGGGCGGGCCGATGGAGGCAGCCAGGTTGGCCGCCGAATTGCTGGCGCGGGCCTTTGCCCTGCCCGGTGAGACATGACGGGCAACAGATGACGGATGGCATCGACTGGCCGGGGCTGATCCGGGTTGGACTGCATGGGCTGCGGCTGGAGCCTGCAGTGTTCTGGCGGCTGAGCCCGGTGGAATTGAGGATCATGATGGGGGCAGAGGCAGCAAGCCCGCCTTTGACGCGGGCCCGGTTGGCCGAACTTTCGGCAGCCTTTCCCGACACAGCACAGGAGAGCCGTGATGGCACAGATCGAAGAGCTGGCAGACCAGGTGGCGGCGCTTGAGGCAACGCTGGGGGCGTCCAGCGCAATGGTGGTTGCGTTTGAGGGCGAGTTGGCCCGCATGCAGGAAACCATGCTGTTTACCGGGCGCGAGGTGAACAGCCTGACCAACGGGATCGGCGGTGGCTTGCGGCGGGCGTTTGACGGCCTGATCTTTGACGGCATGAAGCTGTCGGATGCGCTGCGCATGGTCGCCCAGTCTATGATCAGCGGCGTCTACAACGTGGCGATGAAGCCGGTTCAAGGGGCCGTCGGCGGATTGGTGGCGGAAGGGATCGACTCGGTCCTGAGCGGTCTTTTGCCGTTCAAGAATGGGGGCGCGTTTTCCCAAGGCCGGGTGATGCCTTTTGCCAAGGGCGGGGTTGTGTCGAGCCCGACCTCGTTTCCGATGCGCGGTGGTGCTGGGCTGATGGGCGAAGCGGGGCCGGAGGCGATCATGCCTTTGGCACGCGGGGCCGATGGTCGGCTGGGCGTGCAGGCGTCAGGCGGCGCGCGCCCGGTGACGGTGGTGATGAACATCCAGACCCCGGATGTCGAGGGGTTTCAGCGCAGCCGGACCCAGATTGCAGCGCAGGCTTCGCGCGCTTTGGCCCGTGGTCAACGAAACCGGTAAGGGAGCAGGCAGATGGCCTTCCATGAGATCAGATTTCCGGCAAACCTGAGTTTTGGTTCGGTCGGGGGCCCCGAGCGGCGCACCGAAGTGGTGACCCTGGCCAATGGGTTCGAGGAACGCAACACGCCCTGGGCCCATTCGCGCCGGCGCTATGAGGCGGGGGCCGGGCTGCGGACGCTGGATGATGTCGACCGGCTGATTGCGTTCTTTGAAGCGCGGCGGGGGCGGATGCACGGGTTTCGCTGGAAAGACTGGTCTGACTACAAATCGTGCCCACCGTCGCAAAAACCGTCGCACATCGATCAGGAGATCGGGACAGGGGACGGTGTTACTGTGGTTTTTGCCCTGAGCAAAACCTATCGCTCGGGCCTTGAGACCTATACCCGGCGCATCACCAAGCCGGTTGCAGGCAGCGTGATGATCTCGGTTGCGCGTGACCCGAAGGTGGAGGGTCAGGAGTTCGAGGTCAACCTGGCGACCGGCGAGATCACCTTTGCGGTGCCGCCAGATATTGGCGTCACGGTCTATGCCGGGTTCGAATTCGACGTTCCGGTGCGGTTCGACACCGATGCCATCATGACCTCGGTGGCGTCGTTCAACGCCGGCGGAGTGCCGGACGTGCCGGTTGTGGAGGTTCGGGTCTGATGGTCAGCACACTGGATGCACATTTGAAAACCGGCTCGACCACGGTGTGCCGCGCCTGGAGGGTGCGACGCAAGGATGGGGTTGTGCTGGGGTTTGCGGATCATGATGAGGATCTGACCTTTGAGGGCGTGATGTTTGCCGCGCGCACCGGCCTTACCGCGCGGGCGTTGGAGCAATCCACCGGCATGGCGGTTGATAACAGCGAGGCGTTTGGCGCGCTGTCCGATGCCGCAATCAACGAAGAGGATATTCAGGCCGGTCGATATGACGATGCCGAGGTGACCATTTTCATGGTCAACTGGGCCGATGTCGAGCAACGCGACATTCTGTTTCGCGGCACATTTGGCGAGATTACCCGCAAGGGTGGCGCTTTCAGCGTGGAACTGCGTGGATTGGCAGAACGGCTGAATATCCCGACCGGCAAGGTCTATCATCCCGATTGCAATGCCAGCCTTGGTGATGACCGGTGTGGAATTGACCTGTTGGTGATGGACAGGACGGTGAACGCCACCCTTTTGCACATCGACCAGGGTCGCGTGCTGATCGTGCCACCTTATCCGCATTTGCCCGATGGTTGGTTCGCGCATGGACTGGCGATGCTGACCTCTGGCACAGGTCATGATCAGGTCAGGTTCATTCGCCGCGACCACGAACAGGACGGTGGGCGTGTCATCGAGCTTTGGCAGCCGTTTGGCCTGTTCCCGGCGCCTGGTGACACCCTGCGCCTGACTGCCGGCTGCGACAAGAGTGCATCCGCGTGCAAAGCGAAGTTTGGCAACTTCCTGAATTTTCGTGGCTTCCCGCATGTTCCGGGGGACGACTGGTTGCGGTCAAACCCCGCCCGCAACAGGTAGAGGTGATCTTGTGAAAACCGATCTGTCCCAGACGAACGTCCAGATGGACATGCGATCCGACCGGATCGTCACGCAGGCCCGGCTATGGTTGGGAACGCCGTACCGCCACCAGATGTCGGCGCTTGGCGCAGGCACCGATTGCCTTGGCCTGATCAGGGGTATCTGGCGCGCCGTGGTCGGACCCGAGCCTGTGGTTCCGCCGCCCTATACAATGGATTGGTCAGAACCAAGTCAGGACGAGGTGCTGATGACCGTCGCCAATACCTGGCTTGTCAGAAAGCAGGAGCTTTGCCCAGAGCCCGGCGATATCCTGTTGTTCCGGATGCGGGCAGGGTCGGTCGCAAAACACCTTGGCGTTGTGGTGTCGCGCGTTCCGATCCCGACGTTCGTGCACGCCTATACCGGGCATGGCGTCGTGGAAAGCCCGCTTTCTGGCCCTTGGGCCCGCAAGATTGCGGCCATCTATCGTTTCCCAGAGGAGAGTGTGTAAATGGCGACGATCCTTCTGTCGGCCGCAGGTGCGGCGCTTGGGGCGGGCTTTGGCGGTACCGTGCTTGGGCTTTCGGGGGCCGTCATTGGCCGTGCTGCAGGGGCGGCGTTCGGACGGCTGATTGATCAGCGCATCATGGGGACGGGTTCAGAGCCCGTGGAAACCGGCCGGATGGACAGGTTCCAGATCATGGGCGCCGGCTATGGTGCGCCGATTGCGCGCTGCTGGGGGCGGGTTCGCTTGCCGGGCCAGGTGATCTGGGCGTCGCCCTTCACGGAAATCACCGCCACCAGCGGCGGAGGAAAGGGGGCGCCGAGGCCAACCGTGACGCGCTATTCTTATACGGTCAGTCTGGCCCTTGCCCTGTGCGAAGGCGAAATTCTTGGTATCGGTCGGATCTGGGCCGATGGCGATGAAATCGCGCCCAAGAAACTGCATCTTAGCGTCTACACCGGGACAGAAGACCAACTGCCAGACCCGGGGCTGGCGGCATATCTGGGCCTGGAAGATACCCCGTCCTATCGGGGGATCGCCTATGTGGTGATCGAAAACCTTGACCTTTCGTCTTTTGGCAACCGCGTCCCTCAGTTGAGCTTTGAGGTCATGCGGCGCGGCCAGGGGTCAGAGGCGGAAACGGTCCCGGATTTGCAGGACTGTATCAGGGGCGTGGCGCTGATACCGGGAACGGGTGAATACGCCCTTGCGACCCAGCGTGTCAGTAAAACCGATGAGTTTGGCTTGTCGAGACCCGTGAACGTGAACTCGCCTTCGGACGAGCCCGATCTGGTGACATCGCTGACGCAATTGCGCCGGGAATTGCCGAATTGCGGTGCTGTGTCGCTGGTGGTGTCCTGGTTTGGCAATGACCTGCGATGCACAGAGTGCGACATCAGGCCGAAGGTCGAGGCTGTCGCAGCGGAGAGCCACAAGATGCCCTGGCGCGCCGGGGGAATTGGCCGCATGGAAGCGCTGGAAGTTCCGCGCAGAGACGGACAGTCAATCTATGGCGGAACCCCGGCAGATGCATCCGTCATTCAAGCGATAAAAGCCATTCACGACGGCGGACAGTCCGTCATGTTCTATCCATTTGTGTTGATGGATCAACTTGCAGGAAATACGCTGCCTAATCCGTATTCCGATACCGACGAGCAGCCGATCATGCCCTGGCGTGGGAGGATCACGCTGCCTGTCGCGCCCGGCCGCGCGGGCACGATTGATGGCACCAATGATGCCGAGCTTGCCGTCGCCAAGTTTTTTGGTGCAGCGGCAGCGTCTGATTTTTTGGCAGTGGGCGCGGACGTCTATTACAACGGTCCGGAGGATTGGGGATTTCGACGCTTTATTCTGCACTATGCGCATCTTTGTCGCCTCGCGGGGGGTGTGGATGCCTTTTGCATTGGATCGGAACTGCGGGGAGTCACGCAAATCAGGGGAGCCAATCACTCATTCCCGGCGGTTGCCGCGCTGATCGATCTGGCAGCAGAGGTGCGTTCGATACTTGGTAATGAAACCAAGATCAGCTATGCTGCAGATTGGTCAGAGTATTTCGGATACCATCGTGATGGTAATGTCTACTTTCACCTCGATCCGCTTTGGGCAGATCACAATATTGATTTTGTTGGTATTGACAATTACATGCCATTGTCAGACTGGCGGCATGGAAATCAGAACTGCGATGCAGCCTGGGGGTCAGTGTATAACATAGAGTACCTGCTTTCAAACATCATGGGCGGCGAAGGTTACGACTGGTTTTACGAAAGCAATGAGGCACGGATCGCGCAGCAAAGAAGGCCGATCATCGATTCTTATTATGGCGAAAGCTGGGTATTTCGTTTCAAGGACTTTCCGTCATGGTGGTCCCATCAACATTTCAACAGAATAGACGGACATAAAAACGAAATACCAACAGATTGGATTCCAAGGTCCAAGCCTATTCGATTTACCGAGTATGGTTGCGCCGCAGTTGACAATGCGACCAATGAGCCGAACAAATTTGTAGATCAATTTTCTTCTGAATCATCCCTGCCACTCGGCTCAAACGGGTCGAGGGACGACTATATCCAGCTTCAATACTATTCTGCCATTTCGCAGCATTGGTCGGATCCCAAGAACAACTTGATGTCAGATCTGTATGCTGGTTCAATGATTGACCTTGCACACAGCCATGCCTGGGCGTGGGATGCGCGTCCCTACCCGGACTTTCCAAGAAGTTCTGAGCTTTGGGCCGATGGATTGAACTACTTTGCGGGGCATTGGTTGAATGGGAGATCTTCATCGGTTCCACTTGGTCGGGTGGTTCAAGAGATTTGTCAATCTAGCGATGTGATGAATATCGATCATTCTCTGCTCTACGGTTTGACACAGGGATATATTGTTTCCCAGACGGCGACGGCAAGATCACAGATCCAGCCATTATCTATGACAAGCTTTTTTGACTTTTTCGATCAGCAGGGGATTGCAACCTTCAAGTCGCGTGTTATCAGTTCATTCGCGAGTTTCTCTGAAGACATCGTAGTTCTGGCCAAAGATAATTCAGATAGCCTTGAATTCTCGAGAACTGCAAGATCCGAGAGTGGCACCATCCAGCGTCTGATTTATTATTCAGCAGATGGGGACTTTTCGACGGCGATCGCCGAATCAACACGCAGCGGCGACAAAAGCATTGGTGCGTCTGAAGTCGAGGTCCAGATATCTTTGCCAATGGACCGTGGAAAGTCCATCGTTGAGACATGGGTCGCTGAAGTGGAAATCGGACGCGAAGGACTTCAATGTCAATTACCACTTTCTTCGGTGGATATCCAGATTGGGTGCACAATTGAAATCAGCAAGAAATACTTCCGCGTCAATCGATTGGAGTGGTCGGAAACCAAATCAATCTACGCAGTCCAGATCGAGCCTACTTGTTATCAATCACAACAGGACGTGCATGAAGCTACAAAGTGGAAACCACATAGTGTAGCTGGTGATTTGCTCGCAATGTGGCTGGATATACCGATCATTCGCGAGGCAGATAGTCCATCTGCGCCATATGTAGCCATCAGTGGCGACCCTTGGAAGGAAAGTGCAATTGTTTGGTCATCAAACCAAGATAGCAATTATGCCTTGAACACGGTTGTAAACCAAAGGTCGACGGTTGGGTTTACATTGAACGAACTGCTTCCGGCTCGATCAGGTTTGATCGACCAGGGGCCAGCACTTACGGTGAAGCTGCTGGGTGCGGGTCTATCATCGGTGAGCGAGTTTCTGATGCTGAACGGAACAAATCTGCTTGCTATCGGAAATGGCGATCCTGACGCTTGGGAAATCTTTCAGTTCCAAGAGGCGTCGATCGTGGATGAAATGGCGTTCGATCTCCGTCTGCGCTTGCGAGGTCAATTGGGCACTGATCGTAGTTTAAGCACGGCCTGGCCGGCGGGAAGTCGCGTCGTTCTGTTGGACTCATCGATTGAGCAGATTGACCATCCTGCAACGGCAAGAAATCTGGAGCGGCATTACAGAGTGTCAAATCGTTCATCCGGCGATGATGTGAACGGTGATCTTCACTACAGTCGTGCGTTCAAGGGCAACGGGTTGCGTCCACTTTCTGTCGTCCATCTGCGTTCTGAGACAGATGCGTTGGGAAATATTGAGTTTTGCTGGAAGCGGCGAAGCAGGGTGGACAGTGATACTTGGAGCAGCTTTGAAGTTCCATTGGCGGAGGAGGCAGAAGCCTATGGGGTGACAATTAGAAGCCTGTCGGGATTGATTCTTAAGTTTTATGAGGTAAACGAACCAAGATTCGCATATCTGCATCACATGCAACTTGAGGATGGCTGCCCAGAGTCCTTCGCTGTAGAGGTCGCGCAAATCTCAACTGGTTATGGCTTCGGAGGTTCGAATTCACTGCGTGTTTTTTGA